TCTCCAGCCTGAATTTCTGCCATCAGCCCAATAAGACCATTCAAAGCGAATACTTGTGTTTGCTTCTCCGGATAACTTGCTTAAATGCGTTTTAACTTTTTCAATCAAACTTACATCAGTCATTCTTTGTTTCCTTGCAAAACTTGTTATATTCGGTCATCGTAAATAGCGTGGGAAACTCACTCCACTCTTTCCACTTGATGCCCACATCCATATCAGCCATGAATTTAAAAACAGCTCTCGAATAAACTCGCTCAACATTGCCAGTTAACTTAGCCATAAATACTGCTGAGTGTTTGCCGTATATTTCACCGTTTATTTGCAGGGCGATAATCTCGTCCATATCTTGAGCTGTAATATCTAACACGCTGACTCCTTAGTAAGTGACGGCTTGCTGGAATTGCACCAGCTACCTTACCAGTTATGGCTTTCTGGCTTAGGCAGGTCAAAAGCCAATAGTGCACCCTGAGTTCCCTACACTCCGAAACCGTCAGTGACATTATATTAAATGATTTGATATATATCAAGCGTCTTGAGTTGTTTTTTTGTAAGGTTCGGTCTTGCCGTGAGCGTAGTCAGGCATGCCAGCTTTAAACCAGAGTTGTACATGGAGGAGAAGGGCTTCCCAAGGGATATCCCCGTTTAGCATGTCGAGTTTATCTTCTTTGCTTAATAGACGAGTGCTAATAAAAGCCGGAGGACATCCGACTTCTATTGCTGCTTTAAATATAAGAGAATCGCGCTCTTTTTCAGTTAGTGGTTTGCTCACTTGGTACACATAAGAAACGTGAATCCTTTGTAATCGCTTCAAAACGCTCTCCTGCTTCTTTGCAGGATTTATAAGATTCGACATAGGTTGTTTGAATGGCAGCAACACTATTTGATCTGATAATTAGAATCAAGAGCCATATTTTCATTTTACTTCCTTAAGCAGAGGTCTTTTATAAATTATATTGCATTCTTCTTTTTCTGCTTTTTCCGCTTGTATCTTGTGATAAATTTCTTCTCTATGAACGCTTACCTGTTGCGGTGCGTTGATTCCTAAGCGCACTTGATTTCCTTTGACCCCTAACACAGTGATATTGACGTCATCTCCAATTATCAGTGTTTCTCCTATTCTTCTGGTCAGTATTAACATTTTCTTTCCTTTGCTCCTATCTAGTTATTTAGTCTTTCCTGCGCAGTTGTTGGTATGCAGGAACTTGAACGATCCAACCATTCTCGCTGGCTGGCAGCTCTATCGTAAAACCAACGGGAACCTCAGTCGGCAGTGTTATTGTCGTCTTTCCAGTTGGCTTAAACTTCGGGTGCGCGTCTAAATTTATTCTTCTTTCGCCCCCACAAGTATGTGGATAATCTTTTAAGTCACCGCAATGGCAATATTCCTCGTCAGGTGTAAAGTCAGCCATCATTTCACCGTTGTAACAATTAACGCAGCCACCGCTATAACGCATGGCACACAAGCCATCGCGCAAACAAACTCAACTCCAACAATTAACAAGTCCTTAATGCTTAACTTGTCATCTCGTGTCATGTTCTTGCAATCTATACCGACCATGATTAACCCCTAAATATTGAAACAACTAATCCAAACCAAACAACGGCTGATGTTATAGTAAACCCCCAAAGACCCAAGGTTATCCCTCCGGCTATTTGCCACATGCTTGGTGCTAATTTGTAAATTGTTTTAATCTTTTGGGGAAAGCCAGCGTTTATCCTCATTTCTTCTGTATCGTTAACCATTTTCATTACAATTCCTCATCTTCGTCACATTCAAAATTAGTTAAATCATTTAGTAGTTGGTCTATTGAAGCATCCAAAGTTTCAATCGCTCTATTAAAGTCAGCAACAATCCAATGATCTAAATTTAAAAGTTCATATTTTTGTTTTTTGTTTTTAAGATTGTTAAGTTCTTCACTTAAGTCTCTGATCATCATTTTGGTAATTTCTTTAGTTATCATTTTGTTTCCTTGTTTGTTAATTCAAAGATAGTATATCAAATCATTTGGTATGTATCAAGTCATTTGATATATATTTAATGGTTTATTTTTGCTCTTTGGTTCAAGTGCTTGATAGGATTAGACGTGATACAGTTATAAACAAGGTTATGCACAGATTGTGTTGATAACTGTTGTTTAAATTAATTACATTTAGGTTTTATTGATGCCCATACCGTTTCCATTTGATTTTAAAAATCCTGATTATGTGATGGTATTTGAATGGCGTTTAGAGCGATTGAGGGAAATACGCAAGAACCCTGATTGCTTAAAGGGGCTATTCGATTACTATAAACATTTCCCTGCTCAGTTCATTATTGATTGGGGGGTGACAAGCGATCCAAGGAATGTGGAGCGTGGCCTCCCTGCGCTTGCCCCGTTCCTATTATTCCCCAGACAAGAGGAGTGGGTCAATTGGTTTATGGATAGATGGAAAAGAAGGGAGCCAGGTCTGGTTGATAAGTCACGTGAATTGGGATTGTCGTGGTTAACCGTTTGTTTAGCAGCAACCGTTTGTTTATTCAATGATGGTGTAGTTGCTGGCTTTGGTTCAAGAAAGGAAGAGTATGTCGATAAGAAAGGCGATCCCAAATCCTTGCTTTGGAAAGGACGACAATTCATTACACATTTACCTGACGAATTTCGTGGGGACTGGAACGAGAGGAAGCATAGTCCGTACATGCGGATCGAATTCCCCAAAACAGGATCGGTTATTGCTGGTGAATCAGGAGACGGGATTGGTCGAGGAGCGCGGACAAGTTTTTACATTGTGGACGAATCAGCGTGGATTCCACGTGCAGATTTAATTGATGCCTCTTTATCGCAAACAACAAACTGCAGGATTGACGTATCAACTCCTCGCGGAATGAATAACCCTTTTGCTCGTAAACGCTTTGGTGGAAAGATTAACGTGTTCACGCTTCATTGGCGCGATGATCCGCGAAAAGATGATGCGTGGTATGCAAAAATGATTCATGATATTGACGATCCCGTGGTTATTGCGCAAGAGATAGACCTTGATTATGCAGCGTCTGTTGAGGGTATTTTAATCCCTGCAGCTTGGGTTCAAGCCTCTATTGATGCGCACGTTAAGCTTGGTATTAACCCCACGGGGATTAGGAAAGGTGGCAGCGATATAGCGGACGAAGGGGCGGACAAAAACGCCTTTTGTGGTCGTCATGGTATACTCGTGGAACACTTAGAATGCTGGTCAGGAAAAGGGAGCGATATTTATGAAACAGTCGAGCGGATTTTTCGATACTGTGATCTTTTTAATTATGATTTTCTGGATTACGATGCTGATGGTCTTGGGGCTGGGGTGCGCGGTGATGCTCGGATTATTAATGATCGGCGTCATAGCATGGGACAAAATAAAATCAAGTTTAGCCCATTTAGGGGATCTGGTGCGGTGGTTGATCCTAAAGGGAACCCGTTCAAGTCAGAGAATCAAGCAAAAGACGCAGAAAAAGGCCGAACAAATGAGGACTTTTTTAAGAACGCTAAGTCCCAAGCGTGGTGGAGTTTAAGACGCAGATTTCAAAACACCTACAGGGCAGTCGTTGAACAGCGAGCTGACTCTGTTATGATCGCGTTTGCTCCCATCAAGAAAATACAAGGATTCTGGTCATGATAAAAAAGATGATGAAGAAATTAGGCTATCAGCCTATTGTTGCTCAAGAAACAAAAAAACCCGAAAAAGCAGAACGTCCACGACAAATAATGAGTACCGACCACGTGGTAGATACTCAAGAACAACTGGAAAAGCTGTGGGAGCGAAACTTTAAATCATCGGTTCATCCTTCGATTAATGTTGACTCAAGTGGCGCAACATTTGCAATGGATAACCAAGTCAACATCAAAGCCCCCTTTGCTAATGACATGTTATTCCCTGAATTGCAGATGCTTTGGTTTGCCAGTCAATCATTCATCGGTTATCAGCTTTGCGCCATGCTTGCCCAGAACTGGTTAATTTCTAAAGCGTGTTTAATTCCTGCTAAAGACGCAACTCGTAACGGTTATGAAATTACCGTAAACGATGGCACGGAAGTTGCGCCTGAAGTATTGGACGCTATACGCAAGAAAGACGTGGAATATCGCCTAAATTACAACCTCATCCAATTCGTACAAATGGGGCGTATTTTTGGGATAAGAATAGCAATGTTCATCGTTGAGTCTGACGATCCCGAATATTACAAGAAACCGTTTAACCCCGATGGCGTGATGCCAGGATCTTATAAAGGCATAAGCCAAATCGATCCCTATTGGATTACACCCCAATTAGATGGCGATGCCGCTGGGAATCCTGCAAGCATCAATTTCTACGAGCCAACGTGGTGGATCATAAACGGTAAGCCCGTCCATAGAACTCACCTTGTTATATTCCGAACAGAGGAAGTGGCCGACATTCTAAAGCCCACCTATATTTTTGGGGGTGTACCAATTCCACAAAAGATTGCCGAGCGTGTTTATGCCGCTGAGAGGGTGGCTAATGAAGCTCCACTATTGGCAATGAAAAACGTACTGACGTTATTAAGGCCGATATGGCAATGGCCACAGCGGAATTTCCTGGCTTTTCAGCTCGCGTAAAACAATGGGTTTATAACCGTGATAATTACGGGATTAAAACAATTGGCATTGAAGAAGACATGATGCAATTCGACACCAGCCTTGCTGATCTTGACGATGTGATTATGACTCAATACCAACTTGTGGCAGCTGCTTCAAATATTCCGGTAACAAAATTAATGGGTACAGTTCCCAAAGGCTTTAATGCGACAGGGGAATTTGATGAATCGAGCTACCACGAGGAACTTGAATCGGTTCAATCGCATGACTTAACGCCTTTGATTGAACGCCACCATTTGCTTTTGATTCGTTCTGAAATTTGCCCAGAATTCAAAATCAAACCATTCCACACAACTGTTGTTTGGAATGAGCTTGACGCTATGACCGCCAAAGAACAGGCAGAACTTAACAAGTTCAACGCTGAAGCTGGACGGTTCCTTATTGAATCAGGTGCTATATCTCCGGATGAAGAAAGACAGCGCGTTATTGCTGATCCAAATTCAGGTTATATTGGATTACAATCTGAGGAAATACCGGACGATAATTTTACGTTTAGCGATGAAACAGGGGCTTAATTGTGGCTAACAAACCTCCTTTAACGGCAAGCAAAGAGCGATGGGTTAAAAACCGCGATGTTACCTTGCGTGGAGATCGCCTTAATTATAACGCTGCGCTCCAAGAGAAGTATGAAGCGCAGCTCCGAAAACTTGTCAGTCAAATGACAAAGGAGACTCTCTATGAAATTACAAAGCTATTTAAGCAGCCTATTGCGAAAACCTACTTTAAAGAACAAAAAGAAGCTGGAACAATTGCTCAAGACGCAAGTTTATCAAGTCAAGCGCGAATCTTAATGAATTCTCTTACCGACAAGTTTTCACAGTTGTTTGGTAAGAAATCAAAAGACCTTGCAGAAAATATGTTAAACGCGCAAGTTAAAGTGAGCAAAACCACCCTTTTCACGAGCCTTAAGAAGTTAAGCGGTGGACTTTCATTAAAAACAGGTGTGGTTCCTAAAGGGATGGAAGATGTCAGCAAAGCAATTATTGAGGAAAACGTATCGCTTATTAAATCAATTCCGGATCAGTATCTTAAAGATGTCACGGGGTCAGTCATGCGCTCGATTACTACTGGCCGAGGAATCGCAGACCTTGTGCCAGAAATACAAAAGTACGCAGGAGTCGTTGACCGTAGAACCCGAAACATTGCCCTCGATCAAACACGTAAGGCTTACAATTCGATTAATAAGCAAAGGATGCAAGCCATCGGTGTGAAACAATTTGAATGGATTCATTCAGGGGGCGGTCAACACCCCCGTGAATCGCATTTAAAAATGAGCGGTAAGATATTCAATTTTGCTACTTTATATAAAGAACAGGAGGCACTTAATGTACCGAAAGCAGATCAAGGCATTCCTGGAGAGGCAATTAATTGCCGTTGCACTATGGTTCCCGTCATTAACTTTGAAGATGAGTGATGTTTCACGTGAAACATATTCTTGATTTCAGATTTCAGATCTTAGAATACAGGGTGGGCATGTAGCTTTGCATGATCGGAACGGCTTAATAATTGCAGATTTTCTAAACGATTATCATGCTTGTTTTCATTTATGTGATGTACGACTTCATTTTTATGGAGCTCTCTACCTAGGTGCTGCTCCATGATATAGCGATGCTGCAATTGACGTTTGCCATCAATTGTAATTCTTATATATTTTTGATTGGCATTGCCATTTTCTTTTAAAGCTTCATTCATGCATTGTTTAGAGCAAAATTTGGCGACATTCTTACGGGATGGTGATTTTTCAAAAACTCGCTTACAATATAAACAATTGAGCTGTATTTTATTTTTATTATGGGGAACGTCCCCCTTTTTAAAGGTTTGCGTTTGTGGAAGTTTATCTGGTCGTGTAATATACCATAAACAACGTCTCGAGCAGCACTTGGATGTAAGCTGTCGATAAGGCTTAACAATATATTCTTTTTTACAATATTGACATATTAGGGTCGTCATAATGCCTTTGTTAAATGGACATAGCCAAAGAATAATAAGCAAGAATATTGAAGAGCTTGAGAATACCGGAAAATTTCCGCAAAAGCAAGCCGTGGCGATAGCTTTGTCAAAATCACGCAAAGCAAAAGACGATCAAGAATCCTCACCTATTGAGCTGACTATGGACAACGAGTCTGGAAGTTCGCGCCAATATGACATAAACGGGTGGGCTGAAATAAAAGGCAATCCGATCAGTAAGGTTGGAGTTTTCCCCTATAGCGGTGCGCAAATTTCTCCTGAACTTGAACCTGACAAAATTTATATGGTCTATAGACCTGCTGAAGAACTATCCGCTCCCGACACAATTGATTCTTTCAAATTAATCCCTTGGACTGACGAACATACCATGCTTGGTGAAGGTTTAACCGCTGCCGAGCAGAAAGGTGTCCACGGGGTTATTGGTGAAGATATTTATTTCGAGGACGGCTATCTGAAAGGCAATATCAAGGTGTTTTCAGAGAAGCTAGCAAATCTTATTAACTCTGGCAAAAAAGAACTGTCCATCGGATATCGGTGCGTTTACACACCGGAATCAGGAATTTTCAATGGCGAGAAATACGATTTTGTTCAGAGAGACATAAGGGGAAATCATCTCGCTTTAGTAGATGAAGGACGGTCAGGCCACGATGTTGCGGTGCTTGATCATTTTAAATTCACTTTTGACTCAAAGGAACTCAAAATGCCAGATGAATATAAAGATAAAGAGGGCGATCTGAGCAAACCAGCAGATGGCGCAAAAGACGAAGGCGAGATGGGTATTGCCGAATGTCGTGAAATGCTGAAGAAAATCGCTGAACGTTTAGACGCTATGTCAGAAACCAGTGATGAATTCATCGATAATGAAGAAGCAGAGAAAGTTAACGAATCAGAAAATGATGTCGAAGACGAAGATCCTGCCAATTTCGTCAATAAAGCTGAAGTTACTGACGATGAAGAAAAGAAAGAAGATAGCGAGAAAGCTGCAAAAGAGGGCGATGCTAAAGACGAAGACAACTCCAAAGAAGATGCCAAAGGTATGGACTCTGCTATGAAGAAAGTACTGCGTGAAATAAGCGTCCGCGACAAGTTAGCAGCTCAACTTTCTCACCACATTGGCGTTTTCGACCACAAAGAAAAAACCACCGCTGAAGTGGCCAGATATGGCGTTAAAAAATTAGGCTTGCAATGCAAGCGCGGTCAAGAAGAAGCAGTCCTGCATGGCTATTTAGCTGGCGCAAGACCTAGCTCAATTGCTGCCTCAGCTCAAGATTCTAAACGTTCATATACACAAATTGACGCTTATATCAAAGGGAGCAAATAATCATGGCTTTTCAATCTACTGTAAGTCTTGCGCAGGGTTTTGGTGTTCCAGGAGAAATGTTTACAGATGCTCCTTGGAAAGTTGAGACCTATACAATCGTCTCTGCATCTTCTGCTTTAAATATTATCGGTGCAACTTGCTGCACAGTTACTTCTCAGGGCGTTTGCGCTGCAGGTAACGTAGGTGGTGCGCGAGTATTTGCTGGTTTCTTAGTCGATCCTAAAGACATCGCTCTATTCGGAACTGGAAACCAACCATTAGCTCCAACTTTGGTCGTGCCTAACCAGTCTATTGTTGAGTTGATGACTATGGGCAGCTTGGTAGTTACTTTACCAGCAGCAGCCAATATCGGTGACTATGTTGTATTTGATAACACTTCTGGTGCGATTTCTACTATTGCTCCTGGAGCTGATCTGCCTGTTGGCAAAACTTTTGCAAATGCGATTGTGGATTACTTCACTCCAAATGCAAGTGGTGCTCAATTAGCGGTGATTGCTATCAATCCCACATACGTTATTCCTCAACTAGCTTAATTAAGGACGAACTATCATGAGAGCAAGCAAAGAACATTCTTACTTTAGTGGACGCAACGTTCGTTCATTAAAAGATTTTGATCCTGCCCAGTTTGAAGGCTTATCAAAAATTGGGATTAACATTTCACGTGATGCCGTTAAGAAAATGATGGCAGGTAAAGTTGCGATGGATTCTATGTCTATGGATTCCCTCCAGCCAACCGTTACCACTGGAAGCATTGGCACACCAGTTCAGTTCCTACAAAACTGGCTGCCAGGATTTGTTTTTGTAATTACCGCTGCGCGTAAGATCGATGATTTCATCGGTATTATGACCACTGGTTCTTGGGAAGACGAGCAAGTTGTTCAAGGTATCTTGGAACGTACTGGCACATCAGTTCCTTATGGCGACTATTCAAACGTGCCATTAAGTTCTTGGAACACAAACTTTAACTACCGAACTGTCGTCCGTTTTGAAGAAGGTATGAAAGTCGGTAATTTAGAGGCTGCTCGTGCTGCTCGTTTACAAGTAGACGATTCTGGCATGAAACGTGAAGCTGCTGCTCTTGCGTTGGAAATTCAACGTAACGCTGTCGGTTTCAACGGTTTCAACAACGGTGCAAACCAAACTTATGGTTTCTTGAATGATCCAGGTCTAGGTTCTTATGTTCCTGTGCCAGCTGGTGCAAGTACAAACACTGAATGGTCAACAAAAACATTCCTTGAGATTTGCAAAGACATCCGTACTGCAATCGTGGCTTTAAGAACTCAATCACAAGATACAATCGATCCTGAAAGCGTTGATTTGACTCTTGCAGTTGCTACTGATTCCGTGGACTGGTTATCAACCACCTCTGATTTCGGTATCTCTGTTCGTGATTGGTTACAAAAAGCTTATCCACGAGTGCGCGTTGTTTCCGCTCCTCAGTTAAACAATGCTAACGCTAGTGACAACGTATTCTATTTATTCGCTGATGCGATTCAGGATATGAGTACTGACGGTGGCCGTGTTTGGATTCAACCTGTACCGACTAAATTCCAAGTTTTGGGTGTTCAACAATTGGCGAAAGCTTATGAGGAAGACTACTCAAACGCAACAGCTGGTGCGATGTGTAAACGTCCTTATGCCGTTGTTAGATACTATGGAATTTAACTCCTAAGTGATACGATTGAAATGGGCAGCAGATTGTTGCCCAATTTTTCACGAAAAGGAGATGATTCATGTTTTATGTTTATTCTACTGCAACATGCCCAATTGATTACGTTGTTTACAGAAAGAATACCAGTAATGATTTAGGCGTGATCGAAAAGCATCCTAACGGAAAGCCCATGCGCGTAAGTATTAAAGGCGGTCATGGTCTGGCTAATAAAAATATTGTTACGCCTCGTGGTGTAGCCACGCAAGTTAGCGATGAGGATATGCAGTTACTTTTAGACGACAAGCTGTTCCAGCGTCATATGAAAGCTGGCTTTATGTCTTATGACAAGAAGAATGTCGATCCAGAAAAGAAAGCAGCATCAATGGAAGACAAAGACGGTTCTGCTCCATTGACACCACAAGATTTTGAAGAGAGCGACAACTCTACAAACGACAATAAAATCTATAAGAAAAAGGGAGCTGCATAAATGAACGCCCCGATCCTAACTTTTGATTACGATATTTTTATAGCCCAAATTCCGGCCTATTCAGACCCTACTACTTACCCAGAGGCGACTTTGCAGATGTGGTGGGATATTGCAATCAATTATGTTAGCGACATCGGGAATTGCGGATCATTGCAAGGTGCAGCTCGCCAGTACGCCATCGATTTAATGATGGCGCACCTTATTTATCAATCCTTGCAAATTGCAGCGAATCAAGTCCCTGGACTCATGCAAAATGCAACAATTGACAAAGTATCAGTCGGTTTGACCCCACCCCCACTACCTAATCAATGGCAATGGTGGCTTTCCACTTCTCCTTATGGACAGCAATTGTTGGCTTTGTTACAGGCGCATTCAGCTGGGGGTTACTATATAGGTGGTTCACCAACATTGTCCGGATTTAGATTCGGCAATTTTGGTCGTGGATTTGGAGGATGCTGTTGAAAGTTCAACGCTCTAAAAATTCAATGCTCAGTCGATTGCCCGTGATACTTAAAGACCTTGAAGGTAAGGTCGGCAAAGTGGGCTGGTTTGAGGAGCAACGTTATGACGACAAGAATAGTACTCCTGTCGCCTATGTTGCCACGATCCAAGAATACGGCTATCCGCCAAAGAATATCCCTGCGCGTCCCTTTATGCGACCAACCATTATCGAGAAACAACACGAGTGGAAAAAGATCGCAGAGGCAGGATCAAGACAAGTTATTCAAGGGAAACAAACTGTCGGTAACGTCATGGAGGCGATAGGTTTGAAAGCATCTGGTGATATTAAAAAAGCTATTTCAAAAGTCACCGAGCCTCCATTGAAGCCAGCAACCATTGCAGCACGTTTGGCAAAAAGGTCGAATCAAAGCACTCTGGGCTTATTAACTAAGCCTTTAATTGATACGGGCTACATGCTTAATTCATTAACAAACGTGGTGGAGGATGCTTAATGGTTTATGTTCCTGGCATGAATTTGTTGAACATGGCTTTAACGGTCATTCAACAACAAACAGTCTCGTATTATCAATATACAACTAGGGTTTTAAACGCTGTAGGGCAATATCAAACGACCTATGCTACTCCGAGAGATATTGTTGGAAGTTGGCAGCCTGTCCCTAAGAAGCTTTATCCTATTTATAACTTAGATCTGCAAAAAAGTTATTTCACGTTCTATACATCAAACAATGTTATTGACGTGACCCGTGACGTTTCAGGCGATCAAATTGTTTATAAAGGTCGTAGATTCCAAGTCGAATCAAACAATGACTGGTATCAAGAAGACGGCTGGAAAGGGATGCTGTGCGTTGACATAGGAGCTTATCCATAATGGCTAATCTGACTGACAATGCTTTGATTCAAATATTTCTACCAATAATTAACGCTGCGCTTGTCATTGACGGCTTCACTGGTGTGACCGTTCAACAGGCAGCGCAGCCAACAATGCAGGGATCGCCACTCGCCCCCACCGTTTATTTTTACAAGGTAGGGATGAAGCGTTATGGCTATCTGGGACGGAATGACAAATGGGACAACGTTGGTGACCTCATGGATCACACCGAGTCTCAATTTTATGAGTCCACATGGCGTATTCAAGTCATGGTTTTACAGAACCCTGCAACACCGAATCAATATACCGCATCGGATTTAGCTGACGAGGTTGCAAGTATTATGCAAAGCAGTAATACCCTTGATATACTAAATGCGAACGGCATCGGGATATTGAGAATCACAGATATTGTTAACCCGTACTTTTTGGATGATCGGGACAATTACGAGGCCATTCCTTCATTTGATTTTACATTAGTTTATGAAAATCAACGATTGTCACTCGATCCAATAATAAGTCAATTCACAGCTGGTATTTACCCAATTTAAGGAATGAAAAATGGCTATATCATTGCAACGTTATGTCAATATAACATCCTCTGTGGGTTCAGGCACTGTAGTTCCAACTCGTCTCCTTGTATGTCGTATGATTACAGGCGATAACCTGCTCCCTCCAGAAACTTTTATCCAATTCTCGAATGCCGCTGATGTAGGCACTTATTTCGGTACAACATCCGAGGAATATTATCGCGCATTGTTTTACTTTGAATGGATCAGCAAAAACAACACCTCAGCTCCTGCCTTGCAGTTTGCTCGATGGGTGAATGCAAATAGCTATCCTCAAATATTCTCAGCTCCCCAAACTCAAAGTTTGGCCAACTGGCAAGCCGTAACAGCTGGTGCGTTCATCCTAACTATCGCTGGAGTACAAAACACGGTATCAGGATTGAACTTCTCAAGCGTTACAAGCTACTCAGACATCGCTGGAATTATCGAAGACGCTATCGTTGCTTTATATAGCACCGAACAAGACGGAACCTTAGCGAGCACCACTACAGTTACAGGACTGGCTGATACTGCTGGCTTAACTGTTGGCATGAGAGTTCAAGGCGTGGGAATTCAAGCCGGAACAACTATCGCCACCATCGTTAACGGTACAAGTATCACATTATCTCTTGCTGCAACAATTACTGGAACATCCACTCTAACCTTCTCACTTTCTGCCAATGCGCAATATGTGGATTCAAGCGTGGTGTTTAGCGGTAACGGATTTATATTTACAGGTGGCGTGTCAGGCGTTGCAACAATTGCT